ATAAAGTTTCATTTCCAACTTCTATTGGAACACCTGTACTGGTAGCCTTTTCAAGAACACGACGGATATCATATAATTCGTTTGATTGGTAAGGGGTAGATAAGTTTAGAGATGAAACAATAAATTGATTTAATTTTGTATCAATATCACCAATCACAATCTCACCAATAATCACTTGTTCATTTCTTTTTAATATCTCAAATAAATCACCCTTCTTTAATGATGACTTATCAATCAGTGTTTTTAGTTTAAATGTTCCAGTTCCTGACCACTCAACTTGAAATCTTGTGCTTGTGTTATAAATCCATGAATTTGCAAATATTTCTTTATAACTCTCATTATTGTTTTGTATTTTTTCACCAAGATTTTTTACAAATATATTTTCACCTTCATTTACAAGATTAATATCAGATACTGAAACTAATTCAGATAATACACCAGTGATTCTTAAATCAACTCTTTTAGATAAATCACCATTTTCATATCCAAAAATTGATTCATTTAATCGAACGCTATCAGCAGTGTTTATACCAATATTAATACCACTACATCCAAAAAATTGATTGATTGTTTTAGATGTGTAATCAATTGTATTTGTACCACTTATGATAGTTCCTGTGGTTCCAAAACCTACTGTAGAGTCAACTGTAATTACGGATGCACCTATTTGTGAATTAGTGAGTGTTTTTGTATTACCAGGTATAGTAAAAACTCCCTCTATCAAATCTCTATCACTAAATCCTAAAAATAAAGATATCTTATAGTATATTTTATTACTTCTAGTGAATACTTCTACACCTGATACTGAACCACTTGTATTCAGATCATCTGATTTAAATATTGTTTGACCTACAAGATTTTGCGGTTCCCCACTTCCAATAACTTCGGCTACTATAACTTCTCTACGAATAAATTCTGAACTTGATGGTTTAATTAAATTTTCTTCTAAATCTAATATTTTTGATTCTACACCATATAATACTTTAAATAATATTCTTATTGATTCTTCAATACCTTTTGATTGGTAAAAAGAACGAGCAAATTTAACAAAATTACCAACGTCTAAATCTTCATTAAAATCATTATATTCAAGACCAGGTAAAAAGGTCTTCTTCATCTTTTTATAAAATTCCTGCACAAATAATACAGAAAGGTTAGTTAAAGATGAACCAGAAGCATGTGATGCTGCTGATGTATCTTCAAATTTTAATTTTTCCTGATTAACTTCAAGTAAAGATGAAGATATTCCAACATTATATCCAGTTATTCCACTAAATCCACGAATACATCCTGTAAATGATGTTGAAGTAATACCAGTATAAGAAATTATTTCATCATCTATTTTAAGAAGTCCATATTCACTAGGAAATCCTTTTGTATTTGGGACAGTGATTGTTGTGTCTGATGCTGATATTTCTGCAGAGATGCTTGTAACACCTACAACAACTTCTGGTACAAGATTATCAACTTTTAAATATTGATCAAAATTATTAATTAGATCACTTGGACCTCCTTGAAATTCTTGAGAAATATAATATTGCTTAAAAAATTCAGTAGCATTAGGAAAATCTGCCAATATAAATTCTGGCAACTGATTTTCAATTATTGTATTGACATTAATTCTTTTGTCAAATTGTGACATAAATTATTTCCTCTCTAGGACTCCATTTGAGTAACTTGAGGTAAAGTAGTCTCTTGTGAACACAACACCTGAAACATCTTCTCCCGATGCGATTACGTCTTCTTTCATATTTATGGTACTATTCGATACGTTAAAACTGACGAATAAGTCTTTAAGACCTATAACATCATTTGATTCAGGATATGCTTGTACTTCAATTATATTGTTTTCTGCAACTGTAGATATAATATTAGTTGTATTAAGTAATATTTCACCTTTTTTATAATCAACTCCTCCAGCACCTTTAACCAAAACAACTTGTTGATTTTTGTTGTTCTTATATACAATACTGACTGTTCCTTTCATGCTACCATCTAAGTTACCTGCAGAGTCTTTATTTGGTACATCAGTGAGGTATGCAATCTTATCTGTACCTGAAACTGTAAATCCAGTGCTTTTTATATTATAACCAGCGGGATTTATATTAAAACGATTACCAAAACAAAGTTCATACTGAGCAAATTGATTAAGAGATGCTTTTAGATCTCTTCTGATAATAACTTTAGTGATGTTTGAAGTAATTCCATTATCAACACGATCAATAAGTTGGTTGATTTTACTATATTTAAATCTACCACCAAATTTATTAATTTCTACGTTCTGTGAATATAGTTGTAATGCGGATATAATATCACTTCTTAAATTAATACTAGAAGCAACTTGAGATGGGTTAAAATAAACTGTTGAATCAAGTTCTACATACAATATTTTTAAATCCACTATTTCTGCGTTAATACCTGCAATAGAGTAATTTTTGAGTTTGTTTTTAATTTGTACCTTATCAAAGTCTGATACGAATGTACCATTTTTAGGTTTGATACTTATTTGAACTTTACCAAATTGTGGTGGATCAAGTTCTTCTCCACCAACTACTGCAACTGACTCAGTTTTAGGGAAAATTGATTGAATTATTGCTTCATAATCTCTTGGTGTAACTGCTCTATACTGTGCTGAATAAAGTCTCGGTGCCAAATACTTAATAGACGACACATCCTCAACTTCAGCACCATTAGAAGCGTTTCTTGTAGTAGTAATATCTACATTATCATTTGGTGTAAAGAAGGTACCGTCATCTTTAGAAAATGTTCCTTGAAAACTAAACTCAGAAGGACCATTTCCATCTATTCCATCAGTTACAATATAAGTTGCAGTCACTGTTTGACCATTTTCCAATTTTCTACCAAAAAATCCATCTCCAAACAATATTTCATATTTTTCATCCTGTACTTCTTGTGTAAGATAGATTTCAGAGTTTTTGCTTAAATTTAAAATATTATCTACCTGATTCCATTTTCTACCAATAGATGAATCACCATCAGCAGAAATGTAAACTCTTAAAGTTGAACTATCAATACCTGGACTATCAATTATAAATCTTTGATCAACTGTTGTATTAACACTGTATACTCTCTGAAGGTATGTTCCTTCGTAAATTGTAATATCGTCATCAAACTGAGCAAATGAAGTGCCTCCAATATCTGTTACTCTTGTAGAGGTAACAGTATCTGGAATAGAAAATCTATATGTAGTGTTTTCAACATTACCAATACAAACTAGTCCCGAACGTAGTTTTAATGACTTTGGAGTGGCATCTGTTGTTGTACCTAAGTTAATATCACCTATCTTGATTGTACCAGTTGCAGCGGTTCTGGAGCGTGGTACATAACCTATATTTCTTGCAAGTGAAACCACGTTCTCACGAATAGTAGCAGAGTCTAAAAATGACTCATTTGCAACTAAGTTAGCATTAAATGCATTAATATATGTGTTGTACGCTAAAGTATCAATTAAAACTGAAAAGTTAGAACCCTCAAAATCAAAATCACTAAAATTTGAGTTTGAACGTAAAAAATCCTTAATCTGTACTTTGATATCTTCAAAGTCTAAGTTTGTAAATTGAGTAAAGGGCATATTATCTCGTTGGTTCTAAAAGGAAAGTGAAAGATTGTGTCGGAACTTCAAGACCTATGATATCAAATATCACTATTACCTCAAATTCGTTTAAATCTGGTCTCGCTTCTATCTCAATACCAATCTCACCCACTCTTGGTTCAAAATTTCTTATAGATTCACGAATTTGGTCTTCTATAATCGTAACAGTTGATGCATGAAAGTTCTCAAATAAAGAACTTCTGATGTCAGTGCCAATTAAAGAGTTAAAAAACCTCTCAGTAGGTATAGTTTCGACTAAATTTCTCACTGATCTGGTAATTGCACGTTCATTAAGTAGCACAGGAAGGTCTTTTGTCACTGGGTGAGGTGAAAAAGACAAACTTATATCCTTAAATGCTCTTGATGTACGTTGTTTCGCCATTAAATAGTACTTTTAGATTTATTTATACTCAATCACTGACGTTTTTTATCAAAAACATTATTATAATCTTCCTCTAGAACTTCTTGTAGATAATTTTCATCCCAATAATCATAATAATTTGTCTTTCCAAGTTTTTTTCGTGCTTCTGTAAGTTCTTTTCGTGGTTGACACAACACTAAATTGTATTTTCCGTTATTTGTCTGCACTCCATTGATAAAAGTCTTTGCTTTTCGATGATCTGCAATAAATTTATATTTTTTATATACCCGATTATAGTCATCTACCATTGCATATAGAAAATCTGCATCATGTTCGTCCTCAACAGCATAAATTACGACTTCCCAACCCCATCTAGGTCTCACTTTTCGTAATTCTTCATCCAAAATGATAAATTTTGCCTGTGATGCATAGGGACAAACAGCAAAATTACCTAATTCTGGTCGAATTTTGGATAATTCTTGTATCCAATTGAAAATATAGTTATACTTCTTCTCTTTCATCGGGTGTAGTCCAAAAATAATCATCACAATCACCTAATCGACCCCAGTTAACATCATTTTCAACTTCAAAGATACGTGTTGATACCTTAAAGTCGGGTGTTTTGACTGGATCAGGGGTCATTGAGGTATCATAGATGCGACATCTGTTGTTTGGATAGAGACAAAACTGCCCATTTCGTAATTGTATGAGATTAAATGACTTATGTTCATCAGGTAGTTCACTTGTTGAAGCATCAATCTGGTCAAAATCACCATGATAGTTGTCTAAAGTGCAAATATACTGCCCTTTTTGGTTTCCAAAGTGTCTTGTACGACATTCCCACTCCATTGGAGCGACAAATTGCTTGACTACCACCGTAAAATCATAGTCCATACAGTTCCAAAACTGCAAATTCACTAAATCCATGTCTGGATCTGGTGTTTTTGGTGCCGAGAGAAAAGCGGATATTGGTAATTTATCATACATTGCCCCATATTCGGGTAAATAAGTCTCAAAATAGAATGCACGACCCTGTATTGACTTGGCACATACCCAAATTCCTTCAACAAACTCCCCATGACCTGATTGAAAGTCAGTTAAATATTCTTTTCTCACCCATACCTTCTTCGTTGGTAGGTTTGCTATTAGTTTTGACATGTTTCAAAGAAGTTAGAAATTTCATATCCATCAAGTTTCGCTTTATAATCTGCCTCTTCTCCCAAATAGTAGTAATCATACCCTAATCTTTTATATAATGCACACTCACTTTTGTTCGCAACGTGACCTAAACTTAACTTCTTGTTCTTATAGTCCCATGCAAACTGATCCGCCCATACACTGTTTACACTCTTAAACTTATAAGCAAGAGTAAATGCTGCTAATTCGTTTCCATCATAGTAACCAATAATATCAGAATGAGGTAATTCAAACTCTTCACGAAAGATTGGTACAACATCATCAAACTTTTTATAGGTTACATACTTCCGATAGATTTCAAGACACTTATTAAAAGAGGAACTACCAAGAATTCGATAATTCGAGTACTCTTGATAGTTAGTGTCTTTTAATCGAATACGACAATACATTTACCAAGGAGTTCCTCCAATGTTTGGATCAATGTGTTTATCAATCTCAATCTTCATTGTTGCGATAGACGTTGTACCAATTCCAGTTGTAATCCACCCAGCCACTTGTGGTTGAGTTAAATCTTTATAAGGAACAAGTGTATCAGGACGAGTAAATGTACAAAGACCTGCAACACTATATCCTCTTTCAAGACCATCTGTAGTTGATATTCCAGTATAATGATAATCTGCACTACGTACAAATCCATCAGACTCACGTTCTAAATTATAGATGCTGAAATAGTAACTAGTGTTCATGATTTTTTCTTTAATAGAGAAGAGCGATAATCGGTAATTAAATACCGACAATACTCATTTCCATTATTATAGAAGTCTTCCGACATATCGACAGGTATTTGTCCACGACAACCATACTTATCGATTCTTTTTAGTTTCATTTTCCTTGTCCACGGTATCTCTTACGAGCCGAGTTACGAGAGGTCGCTGAGTATTTAGAATGCTTTCCTCTTCCTTGACGAGTTTTTTTCGGTTTCGTCTCTGTATCATAACTCGTTCCTAATAGTCCTGCTTTTCTAGCCATTGGTTTCTCCTTTCATTTTGTTAATTTGAATTTCTTCTTTGTTTTTCTTGAAGTAATCAAGACGATACTTCATCAACTGATTTGGTGTTTTAATATTATACTCAACCGTATCTGGTAGAAACTGTGGTGAGTCTCTTAAAAAACAGTTAACTGAATAACGTGCACCTGATGTAATCTCTTCAACCTCATGAACCCATAAGAAGTCTGCTGGCCAAATCATTGCATCACCTTTGTTTAACTTAACTTTATGCCGACCACCCCAGAAGGAAAACTCACCTCCTTCATAATCATCATTTAAGTTAATCGTACAACTTCCATAAACACCATGATCATGGTCAGTATGTGGATGTATCCATGCACCTTTCTCATACTTCATGAGTCGATAAAGATGAGGATACAGAAGTGTCAGTCTTCGATCAACATGAAATGCCTTAAAACTATCCATATAATCATGATAGTCATTAATGATCGTTTCAATAGTCGAATGAATTAATTTAAACGCATTCGTTCCTTCTGTTGCCCGTTTGACATGATTTGGAGAATAAATGTTCTCTCCAGTAAATGCATGAGGACAACACTCGTGTGTAATCTCAACAGGACTTCTTTCATATTCATCAATAATTTCTTGACATTGACTTTCATTGAGAAAACCTCTCTTTATCATTATCAAGTCTTTTAAATTAATCAATCTCTTTAATCGGTTCCATTCACTTAGAATGATGGGACACCTAATCCAACACCTTCAGGCATAGGACTCTTAGGAATTGATGTAGCAGGGCCTGTCATGTTAGGAATTGCATCTGTAATTCCACCACCTATAGATGGCATCACAGATTCCATTACCTTGCCTTTGATGTCTTCGATAATTGCATCCTTGTTAAGATATAGATACCCGCCAGAACCCACGACGGCGAGAGATACAACACCACTAAGTAAAGCAATTCCATTGATAATCTTTTGCATGATTTTAATTATTCTTCTTCGTTATTTAGTTCTCTTCTGTGTTTCCATGTTTGGCCACTATCAGAACCCATACATGGATTGATACATTTGACCACTCCACTTTTGTATTTGAACATCTGATTACAAACTAAACCAGCGAGGTCATGAGGACAACCCTCCTTTCCATTTGACCAGTATAGTTGTCCGTCTATCCAGTGTGCATCGCACTCTGAACATAGAGCGTTATTCAGTGAGTGTTCCACGAGCTCTCCGAAGTTGTCTTAGTTCTTCAAAGTTTTTTTGTTTTGTGCCACCATCATATGGCCAAGCATACCCTTCTCCAATCATTTCTTCATTGAGTGAAAGATTGTTATCCCCAACGTATAACCAACCAAGAAGCCTACCATACTTACCCATGCCACCTTTGAGTTCGGTTCTAATAGTAAGTTCTTCATCTCCATCAATTGCACCTTCAAGTTTTTCTTTCATCCAGTTGGTTGCATCAATACCTAAAGCCTTCTCCTCTAAGTCTCTCGTCCTCTTCTCAGGCGTATCAACTCCCGCTATCCGAACTCGTTCTTTTTTGTAAAGATCAAATCCTAAATCGATTGTTACATCAATAGTATCACCATCGACTACTCTATTGATCTCCGTTACTCGAAAGTTGTAACAACTCTTCCGACTCGGTGGAACCATTGCTCCCATAGTTAAATTCCGTAAGTGCTTTATTTATGGCGTCTTCTGGTTGGGTCATCTTCTTTTCTCTTTCTCCTTGTTTTATATATTCAATTGCATCATAAACATAATCCCAATGACTTTCCTCAACCTCCAACTCAAATGCACCAGCTGGTGGTGTCACTGGTGCAGTGCCACACATAGTCAGAAAGAACATTGGTATGATTAGTAGTTTATTCATCTTTTCCTTCAACCTTCAATACCACTACTGGTGCAATGACTCTATGGAATTCACGAAAGTATTCTTCACGATTCTTCGCATACTCACGTTCTTCTTTCTTTTTAGTCATTTGGAAAGTAATGATCGTATCTCATTATGTAGTATATCACAATACTAACAGAAATCAATAGT